CTAAAGCTATCGGTAATTTAACATTTTCCATTATTTCCTCTTAAACATCGCGGTTGCCCCGCGTACACCAAAACTCGCTGAAATTGCGATACCTAAACTATAAAAATACCAGTCGGGCGCTTTGGAAAGCTGCTCAAATCCTTTATCGACCCAACCTTCTGTGCCAGGAATGAAGGCTAGAACAAGCGGAATTGACAGAACAATTACGAACCACTCGTCTTTCCAGCTTGATTTAGAACCCTCTGCCATAATGCGCTCCCAGTCGGCAACGCTTGTCTTCTCAGACAATAATATTTGAGCTTTCGCCTTCGCCTCTGTGAGCTTCAACTCTGCGGATGCTGCGTTCTTATCAGCTTTGCCTTGTAACCAAGAGCCTGCGAGGTTCGCTATTGGACCTATAAGTGATTGTATCATTTCTTGGACTCCATCGCATTAAACCCGAAATAAGCAGCGGCTATGCCAGATGCACCGATTACATACACAGCAGCAATATCCGCCATCAACTTTGCTGCCGTCTCTAGACCCGTCATAGAGGCTACTAGAATGACGAAGGGATAAAGAATCATACCAGATAGCGAAAACCAAGTCATGCGTCTCTGCGCGTCTCTCTTTGCGTCTGCATCTTCCATGCGGCGACGGCGATCCTCCAGCATTATCTCATGCTCAACTGGATCAATCTTGCCGTTCCCGTTTAGATCATACTCATTCGGCATCTTCTATACTCCTTGCGTACGCAATCGCGTACCCTTTGTGATGCGTTATTATAACAACTTTTCCAGATTTGTCATATACAACGTAATCCCCGCGTTTATTCCGGTATAACCTCAAAACAATACACCACCGTTGTGCTGTTCGTTACTAACACTTTGGCATCCTCCAGCGCCTGGTTGCATTCCTGTTCAGTGGACAACTGAGCAAGCTGATAATACTCTAACTTGTTATTCGTAAACATAAACCAGACTAAGAACCACATTTACCATTTCCCCTGATTTCTACCCATGAAATACAGTACAAGAGCCAGACCAGCTATGCCTGCAAGCACGAGCAAAATACCTACAGTCCACTCTATAAGAGCGCGTTTAAACTCTTCTTTTTTGTAAATTTCTTGTTTGCGCTGTTTTCGCATCTGCGCCTCTATTTGCAACACTTCCTCCCAAGCAGAGGGGCCGTACTGAAAACTAATGAAGTTTTTTATTTCCTTACGCATTTCAGACATCTTCTTCTTTTGCGCAAATATCTCAATGGCACTGTGCGTGTCCGATCCCTTGAATTTATACCAAGGGGGATTCTTAATCTGCTCTTCGGCAAATGCAAAATCACTGCAAGCCTTGCCCCACTTGCCAAGCTGACCTGTAATATCCTGCAACTCACGGCCTACGGCAACGCCTTGTTTAATAGCGTTATAGGCTGAAGTGGCAAGGCCAACTGCTGTGATAGGATCTATCATGTGTATACCCGCCTTGGCTGGAGGAGGGTTCCAAAATTAGAACTCTCCGACGAACCTCTGGGGTCGGGCTATCGGGCTAAACCGTTTATTGACCATACCGCCAGAAGCATACTTACTTTTACCCGCCTTGCTTAAAGCAATGGCAACCGCTTGGTTTTGCGGTTTTCCAGCAGCCATTTCGGTCTTAATGTTCTGGCTGATAACATCTTGTGACTTACCCTTTTTTAAAGGCACGTCATCCCCTCCTCAACACATTTTGTCTCTGCACAGCAATGCGCTCACGATTAACTTCGTTTCGATTGTCGGCAATTTCCTCTGAACTTTCAATCCGAGCCGCGTCTGTTGCCGCTTGTTGTTGAAGTCTTGCCGCGTCCATCATCATGTCCGCTTGATCCATTTCCGCTTTGCGTTGCTCCGACTGCTGTTTAAGGGCAAGCTCCTGCATGCGTATTTGAACCAATGGATCATCCATTGCACTCTGTCCTTGCGGCGTAATCTCCGCGAGAGTCTTCTGCATGATCTGCATTTCCTGCATGGCAACCAGTTTCTCAACCTCTGCTGGGTTCTGCATCTGCTGCTGAACCTCTTGGATCTTCTGTTGCGCCTGCATAGGATCGACCGCACCCATCTGAGCATTTAATTGTACCTGACTAATTAGTCCCTCAATTTCTTGCATAACCACCTGACGCGCTTTCATGGCGATGTGTTCTTGTAAGTGAGCGTAGAATGTACCCATCACCTGCGGAGATGTACTCACCAACGGCGTTTTCATAAACATCACATGTATTTGAATATGTGCATCATGGTCTTGATCGGGGAAGGCTTGCAACAACTGACCCATTAGACCACGAGCATTCTCTAATGCTGGATCCATAGGTTTAGGTTGTGGCGGTGGTGGTAAGATTTCATCTATGTTTTGAACCTCAAGTGCGTTATACATGCGTCGATATGCCGCATGAAGGTTGTGCATTTGAGGGTTCGACTGAGCTAACTGTAGCTGAGTCTGCGCCAAAGTCACTCGTTGAGCCATGGAAAAGATGTTTGGGTCGCTAACAGGTATAATATCCACGCGCCTGTCAAAATCTTGCGCTTTTACCGACTGCTCTGCCCCAGCAACCTCGTAAGGATACTCAGGCGGTAGATTTTCTGAAATGATTCTTGCTAGAATCCGAAACTCTGTCTTCTGAGCGTAGTGTAGTCGCTTATGAATAGCGGACATAACTTTCATGCCGCGCTCTAGCATCGCCATCGTTGTGCCAACAGGCGTCTCTTGATTCATGTTACTGACTTGCTGGTCAGCTAACGACACAAACCTACGACCACCTTCGATCAACGCACCAAGCAACTGCGCCAAGGTGGCTGATGGTTCCTTGTATGGCAGTGGAATAATAGAGTCTCTAATGTTCCCACCAGGGGCGTCAATGTCCCTCCACTCTCCCGGCTGTAGTGGCTCATCATCATTGCGTACACGCACTCCACGAGCCTTAAAACCAGCCGGAAGGTTCGCTAGAGTACCAGCGTCGATCAACTGACGTAAGATACTGGTAGCCGCACGACCTAAACCACCAATCATGTGGATTAAACCAAAGCCGTAGAACCCAAGACCAGGCATGAACTTGTAGTGTACGAAGTATTGCTGCTTCTTAGCTAACTCGCCATTTTCCTCAAAGTTCCGGCGAATACCTAATACTTCTCCAGACTCTTGGTCTATGGTAACAATGTAAGGCAGCTGAATACCTGTGGCCTCGCCGTCAGGTGACATGTCCTCAAAACCCTCGAGGTCAACGTCAACATGCATCTCAAGCAATGTATATACATCATCTGCATACGTTTTGCTTGTGCCTTGTATTTCGTCTACCTTCTCGCGTACCTCGTCCGGTCCCGCGTCGCTAGTCTGTAAGTCAACGTCGCGGTAGAAACCAGCAACCTGCATCTTACGAACTTCGTTGTAATCCATGCGAAGAACATGCGTCACTCGCGGACTCGTCGCCAAATCACTCGCGTGATACGGTACAACCAAATCTTGAGCCGGAATAAACTTTGCTACGGGCCGCTGTTTGGCTTCGTCGTAGTAAACTTTTTTAAACGTAGAACCCGACAACGGCAAATAGAACAGAAGTTGATCCATGTCTGGGTCGTACTCTTCCATCACTTCCATAATGTTGTAGTTCATAAAATTCTTTACGCGCTGGGCTTGCGCCTCACGCTCTGGATCCTGTTTGCCAAGTATCTGTGTGGCAACTGGCCCACCCGCTGGTAAAAGCTCTTTATACGCCTGTGCTTGGAACTGTGTGACGCTCTCAGCTATCAGAGGGTGTGTTACTCCACTGGCACCCTGAAATGGCTCTGTACGCTCTACTACCTTAACGCCTAGCTGATCCAAGCCTTTTGTGTAGGCTTCTTCCCATTCGGATCTGGACTCCTGATCGTCCTCGTATGCCGCTCTCAACTCGGTTGACAACTCACCAAGATAACCCTCGTCAAGAAAATCTGCTAGGTTGGCGTTGTGTTCCATAGGCGCTTCGGCCTCGGCCTGCTGGATCATGTCCGCTAAAGCCTGAACAACCGCTGTGCCGTCTTCTTGAGGGATAACTTCTGCCCCTCCGGCAAAATCTTCTACTTGTGGTACGGATACGTCTACCGATGGGAGGTTCTCATCAAACCCACCTTGCGTTTGTCCCGAATCTACTATTGAGCCCATTGGGCGTGGTGGCAGTGCCATCAGTAATACTCCCGTGTTCTAGGAACAAAGTCGTTCCCCTCGTCCTCGTTCTGCAAGGAAATAAACCCACCCTGTCTAAAACGCATCAATGCTAACGTCATACTATCACAAAAGTCGTCATAGTCACCATTAGGAAATGAAACAACTTCTTCAATCACTTCATCCGCAAACTTCTGGTCTTCTGGTGCCCACACTATTCCCGCCTCAAACAATGGCGCAACCATGTGCATTCGTGTCACCTTATCCCTTCCTTTACCAGGGGAGAAGCCCAAGGCTGGAATACCACGAAGCCGCAACTCGTCAATGAGTGGTGTACCCGTCGCTTTTGCTTCGACCAACACCATATCGGGCTCCCAGTATTCGTGTTCCTCATACGCTATCTCCTTTAGTTCAGGAAAATTCCAACGACCTCGTCGAGCGTCCATCATAATTATGTTATCAGGGCCACCTTCTTCAGGCTCAAAGATCCCCCATGTTGTGATAGCTGAATAGTCTGCTGTTTCCTTCTTAGAAAAAGCCGTGTCATACGCTTGCAATATATATTTTACAGGAGGTATCTTCTCTTCCGTCCACGACTGCCACCAATCTCGTTTGATTATAGCAGATTCCGACGCTGTAGGTTGTTGTTGCCACTGCGCATTCCACTTAGACACCGGAAGAGAGGCTTTTATTCCCAGTAACGCATCTTTTTCCCAGAACTCAGGCCATAAGGCTTTGTCTGAAGGAAGAATCGCTGGAAACTCTACAACTTCCCACTGATCAGACATGATATCACTGCCTTGCGCAGAGATTAATCTACCCGTTAAGTCTTTCTTTCCCCATCTCGTCATAACCAGAATGATTGAACCACCCGGTTGTAGACGTTGTCGTGGCCCCGAAGTGTACCATTCATACGCATTGTCAAATGCGCTCTCACTTAGCGCATCTTGCTCCGAATGCGGGTCATCAATGATGAATAAATCCGCACCACGGCCTGTGACAGCCGCTCCCACACCCGCCGCAAAGTATTCCCCACCTTTATCAGTCTGCCATTTACCCGCACCTTTGTTGTCCTCCTTCAAATTTGTCTCTGGAAACACCTCTTTGTACGCAGGATCATCAATAAGATCCCTAACTTTACGCCCAAAACGCACCGCAAGCTCTGTGTTGTGTGTAGCTTGTATGATCTTTAACTTTGGGTTGCGTCCCAAGAACCAAGCTGGCATCAAAAACGACGCGAACTCTGACTTGGAATGTCGAGGTGGCATGTTAATTATGAGCCGCTTGAGCTTACCTTGTGCTACAAGCTCAAGTTTTTCTGCAATAACCCTGTGATGACGACCCTCAATAAAGTTTTCGTACACATGATGTGCAAACGGCATGAAATGGTCTTGCGCTTCTTCACGCAAGTCCAGTTTTTTCTTCGCCTCTGTGAGCGCGAGTATTTCTTTTAATGCGTCCTCGGGAAGTGCCTGTAAGTTCATTAGCGGAACCTATAGGCTTTCGCCTTGGATGCAGGAGAAGGTTTGCGGGGCTGATAGTAAGAGCCACCTGTTGGTCGCATTCTCGCTGGTGCAGCGTCCGTGGCCTGACAACGCCACTCATCGTTGATCTTCACCGCCTCATATCCATCTGGACATGTGAACGGAGCTTCGTCAACAACTTCGTCGTCATCGTCGTCATCGCTGTCACCCGTGTCAATATCCACCACTACGTCGTCATCGTCGTCATCGCCGGGACCACTTGGATCCGACACCACTGGCTCATCAACTTCAACAACAACCTCATCTTCTTCTTCTTCTGCGTCAGGTGGGAAAGTATCAACAGGGACGTTAGTCGTTGTAGTAACGGAAGTATCAACGGGGACGTTTGTCTCCACGGGAATACTTGTCTCCACTGTGGTCGATGGCTCTGACACCTGCACATCTCTAGATCCAAGGGTTCCCTCAATCGTCGATGGGTCAACCTCTTCTTGAACGTCAACACTGACATCTGAGACAGGATCTATGACTTCGCCATCAAACACAAACCCTTCTGTTGCAGTTTTTGCACCCTGCTGACCCGCAGCCATTGCCGTACCACCAGTCGATGGGTCAACAACCTCAACAGTAGCAGCTACATCTACGTCCGTCTTCGGACCTGTAGCTTGAGAAGTCTCTAACCCCATAGCATTCTCAGCCATGTTTGCTACATCCTGCATAGACAGATTGTTTTCTGTTGCAAGTTTTTGAGCCGTCTCATTCGATAAGGCACCTGTTTCAGCAACCTCAAGGCTAATAATACCTTCAGGAGTTAAGTTCTGACGAGAACCAGCAACCGCCGCGTCCAAAGATCCTACACCTAAAGGAAGATCGGGACTTGCGTTAATATTACTTACATCCACGTTAGAGAGATCTGTCCGACTCGTAGGATCCGGCTGAGACGATGCCGCCGCAGCATCCAATGAACCAACTCCCGCAGGTAAATCAACTTGCGGTGTTTGATTAATCAAACCTACATCAACTTCCGGAAGTGTAGTTTGTGACGACGCCTCCGCGGCATCCAACGAACCTGTGCCTGCTTCAGGCTGGGACTCGGTAATTATACCTAGTTCCTGCTCAACCTTGGCCCGGCTATCGCCATTCTGTACATTCGCACCCGCAGCTTGAGCCGTTTCAATCAGAGACAGACTCGCCGCCCCCGCTTTCGCGTCCTCAACCGAAGTGTTCGTGTCCGTCGTGATAATATCAACCTCGTTTTGCAAGATCTCCGATGCCGTTAGACCAGGTGGGGATGCATCTACATTCGGTGCCGAATCCGTATCAGACGGTGCAGGCAACGCCGGAACAGAACCTTGGTTAGGTTGTACAAACGTACCACCCGTCCCCAAAGAACCAAGCCCCGAGTTTTGTGGACCCGAAGGTGCCGTGTTCTGTGCAGGAGCTATAGCCTGAACCTCAACATTCGTACCTGGAATAGTGATTATGTTAGGAGCCGTACTTGTTTGCGTACGAGATAAAACAGACGGTGGGGCTGTATTAACCACTGGATCGCTGGTCGTTGATGATGACAACGACGTGCCGCTGATTACGTCACTAGCTGGTCCACCCGCAAATGGGTTCCCCGGAGATTCCGCTTGTACATTAGGACCCGCTTCGTTGTTCGACGCCGCGTTTGTAGTTGTACTCGTACCCGCCAGAGAGACAGGACCACCCAATACCGCAGCTGTTAGCGCGGCATCTGGATCCGCAGTCAATCCGTAATTCGTTCCCGTAGTTACATCCGTAGCTATATTTGCTACATTGGGCTCGTAAATCCCCTCTTCAAATGCCTCACCCGCCGCGTTCGCTAAGAAACGCTGGGCTATCGGACCTTTGGCTAACGGAATAAGATTCAACGCCGCACCACCAACCATGGATGGAACGAACCCTGTGTTCCTTACATCGTTCTTGACAGTCTGCAACTCTGATTCGCTGATTGGACCGAGTTCCCCGTTGTCATATGCCTGTTGCACCAGTTTATCGGTACTGTCCGCAACGTCACCCGTGGTCATTACTGCACCCGTAGCTAATGCACCAGGTGCGCCAAATAGAAGACCAGATGCCGCCGTAGCAACCGGAACAACGCCCCGCGTTACTTTGGATGTCAAAGCGTCAAGATTAAACCCGTCGTCTCCAAATATAGGAGCTTCTAGGTTCTCACGGTAACTCTCACTCAAGTTCCCCGTTACGCGGTCCGACAGTACCTGTCCCGCGTCCTTCATGTCCCTACCAAATGTCGTAAGCGCAGCCTCGTCACCGTACGCAAAACTTTCTTGCCCAGGAGTTACGCCGACCGCTCGAGCCAGTGCAGGGTCAACTTGACCCTCGCCATAACCAACCTGTGCAATATCCTGACCCGCAAACCTGTTCCCAATGGACTCAAGCCCCGAACCAATTATTTTAAGAGTATCCGCTGCACCACCAGGAAGAAAGTTCCCAAACGTGTCAGAACCCATGTCACTGCCCGTCGGAAACGCGTTAAGAGGATCTCTCGTGTCAACAGGTGTTGTGCGAATTGTGTCCTGCATTCCTGAGATTTCTGCGTCAGAAACACCAGAACTTCGCAACATATCAGCATAACTCATGCCACCACTGCCAGACGAAGTAGTGGAACCCGAATAACTGCTGTTCGCGTTGGGATCCAGCGAACCAATAGGCCCGTCAACAACTTGAGCGTTGATTAACCGCTCCGGACCACCCATCGGATTGACGTAACTAATCTCTTGTGGCGCTGTGTTAAGTGCCGTTAACTGTCGATTCAAATCTTGAGAGTCAGATAACTGAGCTTCAGCAAGCGTACTAAACGAATTGCCCCGAGAATCAGTGTAACTAACCTCCTGAATACTCGCAGGGTCGTCGCTACCCGCAACTCGAGTCGCCTCAAACGTCTTGAGTCCGTCATCCGTATCTGAAACCAACGTGTCAACAGTAGAGCCATCCGAAAGAAGTGTGCCCGTCGCCGTACTCTGACC